AAGAATTAGAAGGATTTGATAAATTAATAGAAGGTAAATCTTTTAAAGAAGCACAAAAATTAATTGAAAGTGCGTTTAAAATAGACGCAGAAAGCTTGTTAGCTAAAGCGTGTAAGCAAAAGCTAGATGACAACAACAAAACTGTTGGATTGTTTCAAGAACAAGCTTATACAGCACCGGCACAACCAAAAGTAATAGAATCGGTAGAGTTGACACCTGAACAAATAGAATCAATGATGGAAGACAGATATAAAAAACTAAATTTTAATGGCTGAAAGTAAAAGACTAGAAAGATGTTTTAAGTTCAAAGAACTTACTCTTGCAGACCCAAATCCAAATTTTACTTTAAAGCAAGTATTAGATTTTTACGCTAACTCTTATCCAGAATTAGTAAACTCACATCTTTCTGAACCTGTAATTGTAAAAGACAAAATAGAATATACTTTTGAAACAAAAATAGGTACTAAGGGATGAATAATTTAATGGAAAAAGTTTTGCGATCTCTTCCATATGACATTACTAATAAAGTAAAAAGAATATGCAAAAAAGAGGAGAAAAACATCGTTATATTGGACAATGCGTTACACATACAACTATGCAACAGAGTTCTAAACGAATCAAAAAAAGAAAAACGTTTGCGAGTTCCGAAAGGAGCAACACGTTTCACTCTGTAGTATCTGTAAAAGATAAGTATAGTTTATTAAAAATTGATAATGTTTGTTTAAGTCTATTAAGTGTTCTTAATGAACATACTAATATAGATTTAAACGACATTGTTGATTTGGAAAATCAGCAAGATTTAATCAATTATTTAAACAAAAAAATGCTTGAGTTGTTTCAAGATGAATTGAAGTATTTTGATTTTGAAGATATTGTTTTTAATGGTAAATCAATAATACTTTATAAAAAAGAAATAACAGAAGGTAACTGTTTTACATTGGATTGTATTAAAAATGTTGATGATGAAAATTTAAAAAAAATTATTAGATATACGATAGGAGCTTTAATTGTTAAATACAAGTTTCCTACGTTTAAAGATAATTACATGTTTAATAATGTTTTAGAATATTGTACAGGTTTTGAAGAAGAGGATGAAGAATCATGTATTGAAGAATCATTTGATGAGTATTTTGACAAACATAATTTTGTTTTAAATGAATGTATTTCTGAATATATAAAAGGAAATAACGAATGGCATTATAATTATTTAATGGAAATTCCAGTTCATGATAAAACAATTAAAACAATATTAGAAATGGTAAATTATTACCAAAGCTATGAATCTAAAGATTTTTGTTTTAGTAAAGTTATACATGAAGATTTAAGCAGGTTTGATAGTGAATACATGTCTTTTGAAGCTTATTTTTCAATATTACCTTCTTATGATGCGGTTTTTGAAAATTATGAAGAACATATTAATTCTTATTGTGCTGATTACACATTAGAAGAGATAGTATATTCTAAAGATTATTCTTTAGAAGGTGTTAAAAACACTATTAAACATGAAAAAACAATAAAATATATTAAAAAAATAGTAGAATACTTATGGGAAATTTAGAAAAAAAAGTTTTTAAACCTATTGATAGCTTAGAACCTAAAAAAGTAATGATTTTTTACAGAAATAATAAAAATCAAGATTACGTTGAAGTAAGAGACGTTAATACAGAAGGTAAAATGCTTGTAGGTAAACCTGCAAGTAAAAAAACAATGAATTTTATGAAAGATTTAATTGTTGAATCTGTTGATCAAGTTAATATTAAAGTTGATTGTAGACCAAATAAGTTTTTTTGGTTAGACACAAGTCATGATAATACTTTAATTGCTTGGACTGAAAAGCCACAAGAAAGAATTGTTAGAATAGGAGATATAAATTATAAATATCAATGTCCTAACACTTTCTGGGCTTATGATGGTAACAATGTATATCTATATGCTTACAAAAGATTTAGACATCTTGAAACTACTTTATATAGGTTGGCAACACCAAACATTTATGATGATGGTAAAATATGTTGGGGAAATATATCAAATAATAATGAAAATGTTTTTCGTAAATTGAGTAATTTTAGAACTATTATTCCAGAACTTTTTTGGGATTCTCAGTTTAATAATCATTTACATTCCGGTTTGTTATACGCACCTAATAAGTTTTATGAATTAGATAAACAAGGGCAACTGCGAAATCATATAGAAAACGGTAAAACTATTAAAGAAGTAATTAATGCACTTAATCAAAAGCTTTCTATCTAATCCATTATCACCTATTCATATTGATTTAATAGGTGTTGGAGGTACAGGTTCTTATGTGTTACAAGGTTTAGCTAAGTTAAATCTTGTACACAAAGAAATTGTAATGAATAGTCAAGGACTAAAAGTTAATGTCTATGACCCTGACGTAATAAGTTCTTCTAATACAGTAAGACAATTATTTCGTGAAGAAGAGATTGGAGAAAGTAAAGCTATGACTATTGTTAGTAATATTAACAGAAATTATGGCTTTGATTGGAATGCTTATGAAAGTCATTATAACGTAAAAAAAATAAAAGAAACACAAGTAATTATATTGTGTCCTGACAACATGAAAGTAAGAAAAGAAGTTTACGATTATGTTGCTAATAAAATTAAAGGACAACAAATAAATTATGGAGAAGGTGTTTATATTATTGATTTTGGTAACAGTTATGATTACGGACAAGTATATTTAAGCTACGTTCCAGGAAAAAATGTTAAAAAAGATGTACCTCAATATGGTTTTCCTAAAGGTTATTTAGAAACTAAAGAAGACTTAGACGAGCCTAGTTGCTCTATTGCAGAAGCTATATCAAAACAAAAATTATTTATGAATCCTTTATTAGCAAATCATGGACTTAATTTGTTACACGATCTTTTAACAAAAGAACAAATAATTTATCATGGTGTATACGTTTCATTAGAAACTTTAAGTTCAAAATCTATAAACTGGAATGATTAATTGGAGAGAAGTTTTAGTAATAATACTATCAAATATAGCTGTTGCATCAATAGCTATAGGAATAACAGTAATTATACAACGAAATAGTTGTGAGCAAAAATCAACATTAATTCAAAATTGTTGTAAAGACATTAAGAAAATCAAGCATTAGCTTGGTTTTCCCTTTGTGTCTTGATTATTATTTATTATTTATTATTTATTATGGGAGAACAGTTAAGTTTTGACAACTTACCAAATTTTATTGGACAAACTAATGTCGAAATAGAAGAGATAGTACTAGGAACATTTATTAATTATCCAGACACTTATTATTTATTGTCAGATAGTGTTTCGGTTAAAGATTTTTCAACTACAGAAACTAGATTAATATATCAAGCAATATTAGAATTAAGTAAAATATCTAAAATTGATATTGCTACTGTAACAGACATGTTAATTAAGAAAAAATATGTTTTGTTGTCAAACGCTAAGAGTGAAGTAAACCTTATAAGCTATTTAGAAGACATATGTGATAAGGTTGATACTGATAAAAACATTAAAGACCATGTTAAAATATTAAACGGTTACACGCAACGTAGAGAGTTGTTTTCTTTATCACGAAATATTAGTGAAATGTGTAATGATAGTCAAGATGGATTAGAAATTATACAATCTATACATAAAAGTTTGCTAGACATTCAAGAACTAGCAGAAATAGAAGACTTTAATGTAGAAAAATCTATGATTAATTTTATAAAAGATTTAGAAAGTGAAGTTGCTTTAGGCGTTAAAAGTGGTATACCTTGTTTAGATAAATTTATTTATCAGTTTGATTTAAATAATTTAATTATTATAGCTGGCGCACCGTCAATGGGTAAAACAGCTTTTGCATTAGAGATATTTAAAAATAATATAATGTGTAATACAACTTATCCAATTTTCTTTTCATTAGAAATGACAGATTTAGAATTGACTAAAAGATTAATTAGTTCTTATAGTTGTATAGAAATGCACAAGTTTAGAGATAAATCTTTAGACAGTATTGATAAAAGTCAAGTAAATGAAGCAGTTAAAGTTTTTAAATCAAAATGTTATTTTATTGACGATAAGTCTAGAAAGTTAGGTAAGATTTTAAATCAAATTAGAAAACAAGTAATTAGACATAACTGTAAATTAGTCGTAATAGATTATTTGCAGTTAATATCTTGTAGGTCTAAATCTGGTAACAGAGAACAAGAAATTGCAATGATTTCTAGATCATTAAAAGAAGTTGCGGCAGAATTAAAAATTGTTGTAATTGCATTAAGTCAGTTAAATAGACAAGTTAACGCAAGAACTAACAAAAGACCTATGCTATCTGATTTAAGAGAGTCAGGTGCTATAGAACAAGATGCAGATATGGTTATATTTCCATATCGACCAGCTTATTATGAAATGCAAGAAAAAGGCATACCTGAGTTAGAAACTGATGTTGAAATTATTATAGCAAAAGGCAGAAGCACAGGTGTTGGAAGCGTATATGCAAACTACGTTAGTAAGTATGTTAAATTTATAAGTGATTTTAAAGAAAATGCAAAAATCCAAATATTGGCAAATTCAGCGATTGGTATCGAAAACCATTGGGTTAAAACCGATAATAGTAACAATAGTCATTAAGGCTTTTTGGAACTCTATTAGAAAAATTCTTAAACAAAAACGTGATATAAATTTAAAAGGTTATTTCATGTTTTTGAATAAGAAAAAAGATTAAAATTTATGATATTTATTGTAAATTAATTACATTTGTAAGATAGAAAATATGTTTGGACTAATAGTAACAAAGAGTGTTATAAACAATATTAATGACATTCAAAAAGTGTACGAACAGCTTTTAAAAGTAGGAGTAAAAACACTAAACGACAAGGAAAAAATAGTAGAATCGGCATTGTGGTATCACAAAAACACAGGTCTACTAGAAAAGGTAAAGACAAAGGAACAATTAAAATTTGCAGAAGAAAACGACGAATATCAACTTTTATTTTTAAATTAACATGAAACCGAATACACTTATCCTCGGAGCATCTGGTACAGGAAAATCTTCTAGTATCAGAAATTTACCCAAAGACACAACGATTATCTTTAATACAGAAAGAAAAACGTTGCCGTTTAGAGAAGGTAGAGATTTTAAAATGAACTTTGCGATACACAACTATCCTCAGTTTGAAAAAGCCTTTGACAAGGCATTAAAAAGCGAAAAAATAACTCATATTGTAGTTGAGTCATTAACGTCTTTGATAGAAATGATTGACGAACATGCTGAAAAAATGACCGGAGGTGGTTTTGAAAAATGGGCTTTGTATAACACTACGTTAGCAGAAGTCTTTAAAAAATCAAAATCATCTTTAGATAAGTATGTTTTTATGATTTCAATTGACCAAGTAATTGAATCAGCAGAAGGTGTATCAGAAAGATACGCTGTAGTTCAAGGTAATAGATGGAAAAAGTCTATTGAAAAAGAATTTGTTAACGTATTGTATTCTACTGTTGAAGAAAGAGACGGAGAATTTAAGTACGTGTTCTTAACAAATAAAAATTCCAAATACTCTAACGTTTCGGCTAAAACTCCTTTAGATTTAGCACCAGAATATATTCCTAACGATTTGAATTATTTTCAAGAACGTTGTGATAAATATTTTGAAACAGACGAAAAGTTAGAAAGTATTGATAGTTTTTTATAAATCTTAAAATTTAATTAAAATGGATGCATTCGATTTTGTACAAAAATCAGAATTAAAGTCAACGCCTACTTATGCTAACCACCCAGACATTGCTTTAGCAGTGATTGAAAGTGCAGAATATAAGCAAGGAGCATTTGGTCAAACACCTGATGCAGAAATGTTTGACCTTGTTTTTAGATTGCTTACAACAGCAAGTCAAAACAAAGCAAAATCAGCTGAAAACGCTGGTGATATTATTAGATATAAAGCAGTATTGCCTCACACAACATTTAATGAAAGGGCTAACGAAGTTAAAGGTTCGATATTTAAACGTTTGTGTGAAAGTTCTGAGTCAACAGATTATGCTAATTATAAAACAAACAGAAAAAAACTATGTTCTGATTTAGTTGAAAACAAGTAAAAATTGTAATAGTTTTAGAAGAAGCATTTGTAATTGACAAAGAATCCAAAGAGCCTTTATTAAAGAATTTTACTAAAGTTAGTATTGTTGAACATCCAAATAACAGTATTAACAAAACAATGAATGATATTCAAAAAATCATTCCTTTAAATCCTAAAAGAAAAAAGGCATATGACGATGCAAAATCTTATTGGGATAGTTTGCATACGCCTGCAGAGCAACAAGGTGTTGTAGAACAAAAAGGTAACGACCCTTTTGATTCAATAATGTAAAAATAAAAAAGGAAGTGTAAAAGCTTCCTTTTGTTTTCTTATGGAGTATATAGCAAAAATAGAACAAGGTCAAATAATATTTTCAAATAGAGAAATATTAGAATTACAAATACAAAGTTTAGAAGGAAAAAACGTAGCTGTAAGAATTCAAAAACTTGTAAAAAAAAGAAGTGATAGACAAAACCGTTGGTATTGGGGTGTTGCTATTCCTACAATTATTAAAGGCATAGAGCAACAAAAGGGAGAAATACTAGACAAAGGTACAGCTCATGCATTAGCTTTAAATATAACTGACGGAATTAAGTTAGAATCTAAAATGTTGTTTGGGTATAATGTAATAGAAGTAACTCAAAAAAGAACTTCTGATATGTCTGTAGAAGAGTTTAATGTTTTTTATCAAAAATTACAATTTACTTTTGCTGAACGTGACATTATTATACCTGACCCTAGTCAAGAAAATTTTATTAATCAAATATGTTAAACATTAAAGATCAAATAGAAGAAATTTCTGATAAAATTGAAATGAAATTTGATTTAGAAAAGTTTTATCCTTTTCAAGATAAAATCTATAAATTATTTAATGAATTAAAAAACAATGTTAAAATTGCACAAAAAAGAAAAGATAATAAAAGCATTTAAGCAAATAAAATTGCCAAATAATTTTGGTTTAGAAAGTAAAGACATAAAGTTTAAAGTTCCTGGAGAAATTATAAATTCAGAATTTGAAATTGTTTTAAAAGAAGAGTTTATACCTTTTTTAAAAACGATTAATTATAAAGTATCATCATGGCATTGTTTATATAATGATGAATCTTTTACATCTATAACTATTTATGTTGAGCCTATACATAGTGAAGACATGTTGTATAATTTGTTTTTCTTAAAAAAAATGTTTGACGAAATAAACAATATGTATGGAACTGTAGAATATGAAGAGCGTTTTCATGAAGTAATGAAAAAAATAATTTCACATCCTTAATTTATAAAGAGCATTGGTTTACCCTTTGCTCTTTGATTTTTATTATGAACGATTTATTCCCAAAAGTAAATACTGAAGATTTTCAGTCAAAAGAAGAACGATATTTTTACTGGTTTTTAGTTGATTTATACAACGAAGGATACATTTCTAATGTTTTGTATGAGCCACACACTTACGAGTTGTCAGAGCCTATTACAAAGACTTTTGTTAAAGAAGAACAATTAAAGACTAAAGTTAAAATAACAAAAGGAGAAGAAACAATTCAAAAAGGATTGGTTTACACTCCTGATTTTGCAGTTCATTGGACGCAAAAAGCTTTAGGTGTTTTTGTAGAAACATTAAACACTAAGGATAAGCTGATGAAAGGACAATCTCAAACTAAATTTATAGGTAGTTTTAGAGGTCTTGAAATAATAACATTGTTTGAAGTCAAACCAGATTTTGACCAAAACAACATGACTAGATATACTAAAGTAAAAATGAATTGGCTTTGTCAAAGAGAAAACGTATTTGTTAATCTTGTTAAATTACCAAGCTTATTTAAAAAATACTTTGTTCCTAGCAGATATTTAATAACAGATAAAAGTGCTAAACTTAGAAAAATTGACTTTAAATACAGAACACTGGAACAGTTTGTTACAGAGGTACAAAAATAAACATATAATGATTGATAGTTTTGATAGAGGATATGTTATTCTCCATAATCATACTAATCAATATGTAAGTACTGCCGTAACTAAATTTAAATACAGTAAGCATTCACTAAATCATTTAGTGACAAAACTAAGAGCAAAAGAAGAAATTCCTACAGCTTTTGTTGATGAAGTAGAAGAATTTTATAAAGAAAGAGAAAGTGTTGATACAGTTCCTTTAAGTCTTTCAGAAATTCGAGACGTATTATTAGACGCTGATTTATTAATTGAATTTGTAAAACAAAAACAAATTGATTGGGAAATAATAGACATATTAGATGTTGAAGATTTATTTCCAAATAAGAAAAAAACACGTAAAAATTTAAAAGAAAAAGTACCATTAGAATATATGAGTAAAAACGCATTAAAATTTGAAGCGTTAAAATTAGAAGAACAAACTGAGTTACTAATAAAAGAAGTAAATAGTTTAATTAAAAAAGTAAAAGAAAATGATAACAACTAGTGAACAAGCAAAAGATTATTTAGAACATTTAAGAAATACAGATCCTAATAAAAAACGTCGTATAGACCAAGATGACAAATGGTATTTTGATGAAAAGAAATACGTGTCAAACTCAATGTTAAAACAATTCCAAAAAGGTGGTATAAGAAATTATATGTGCTATTTAAATGGAGAGTTAAAAAAGTCTTCAAAGGCTTTTGATATAGGTAGTGCATTTCATTGTATGGTTTTAGAACCAGAAGAATTTAGCAATAGATATTTTATTATAGACGATGAAGAAATTTGCGAAGAAATAGGTGGTAAAAAACCTAAAATGACTAAAAAGTATAAAGAATGGTATCAGAATGAAATTATACCGTCAGCAGATGGTTTAACAATTTTATCTAGAGAACAAATGAATAACCTTGATAAAATGTTTGCATCGTTAAGTAAAATTGATGAAGCTACAAGTTTAATTAAGGCTTGTGATTTAGTAGAAAACATTTATACTAATAATTTTAACGGAACTAATGTAAAGTGTAAAGTTGATGGTATAAAATTCGACAACTTTGTAATGGATTTAAAGACCACTAGTTCAAATGTGATGGAATTTGAAAAGAGTTGCAGAATGTTTGATTACGACCAAGCTGCTGCATTCTATTGTGATATTGTAGATGTAAAAGACTATTACTTTGTTGTAGTAGAAACTATGTATCCGTATAATGTAGGAGTATTTAAAGCTGACGATTCTTTTTTAGAAAGAGGAAGGGCAAAGTATGAGCAAGGATTAAAAGATTTAAATTATCATTTATCTAATCCTGATTTAGATGTAAATAAAAAATACATTAGTCAAACATTATATTAATATGGCAAAAACTAAACAACAATTTAAAGAGTTTCATGAAAACAATCCAGAAGTTTATAGATTGTTTTGTTATTTTACAATTCAAGTAATAAATGCCGGACACAATAAGTATTCCGCAGAAGCTATCTTTAATCAGATAAGATGGTATACTACGATAGAAACTCGTGGTGATGAGTTTAAGGTTAACAATGATTACAAACCTTACTATTCTCGTAAGTTCATGAAAGAATATAATAAAGATATTTTTAGAACAAGATCGAGTGTAGCTGATATTGAATAACCATAAGCGGCAATAGTGTAATGCTATTGTCGCTTTTTTTTAAAATTAATTATGAGAGATATTTTAATTAAAGCAAAAAACTTAGACGGTCCTAACGAATGGATAGTTGGATTTCCTCAGTATAATTGGAAAGGAAAAGAAGGATTTCAATTAGAAGAAATTAAAAACACAATAGGTGATATTTATAATGTTAAGCAAGAAACTGTTTGTCAGTTTACTGGTTTAAAAGATTGTAAAAGCAACAGTATTTTTGAAAATGACATTCTCGAAATATCTTACAGTGAAGAACCCCCAACTAAATGGGTAGTTTGTTACGTTAAGTTAATAGGAATGTACAGACTTAAAATGCTTTCCGGTAATGGAGAAAGAAACTTGTTTCCTTTAAATGAGAGAGCGATTATAATAGGAAATATTAAAGATATAAATTAATGAAAAATTTATATGAATTATTAGAAGTAGACAAAAAAGCTACTAAAGAAGAGATTAAGCTAGCCTATAAACGGC